TATTGGAGTTTAGAAGAGCTTGAAGCATTAAGGTCTGAGTTGCCTGCGGCTAAGTGGAATGCCCAGTACCAGCAGAGCCCGACATCTGAAGAGGGTGCGATTGTTAAGAGGGAGTGGTGGAAAGAATGGACGCACGATGACCCGCCTAAGTGCGAGTTTGTGATCCAGTCTTGGGATACGGCGTTTTTAAAGTCTGAGAGGGCTGACTATTCGGCTTGTACAACTTGGGGGGTTTTCTATCTAAACGAGAACCAGAATGACGCTAACGTGATTCTTTTAGATGCGTTTAAGAAGAGGATGGAGTTTCCGGAGCTTAAGGAGAAAGCGTTTAATCACTATAAAGAGTGGGAGCCAGATGCGTTTATTGTTGAGGCCAAGGCTTCTGGAGCGCCATTGATTTACGAACTACGGGCGATGGGGATCCCTGTGTCTGAGTTTACGCCGTCAAGGGGGAATGATAAGATGGTGAGGATCAATTCTGTATCTGATTTATTTGCCAGCGGTAAGGTTTGGGCGCCGGCCACAAGGTGGGCTGATGAGTTAATTGAGGAGATGGCGGCATTTCCTAACTCAGACCACGATGACTTGGTTGACTCATCAACGCAGGCTCTGATAAGGTTTAGAAAAGGTGGGTTTATTCGATTGCAAACTGACGAAGAAGATGAAATTCGTTCGTTCAGACGCAAAGTTTCTTACTATTAAGGATACATATGTCCATTGAAAAATCACTGTACGCTGCCCCAGAGGGTTTAGAGAGCTTGATGAGTGCCGAGCCTGACATTGAAATTGAGATTGAAGACCCAGAGTCTGTTTCTATTGAGATGGATGGGATAGAGATTGAACTAATGGGTGGTGAGGATGATGATTTTGATGCTAACTTGGTAGATTTCTTGCCTGATAAGGTTGTTACCAGCATAGTGACTGACCTTGTAAGTGACTTTGACGATGATGTTAACTCCCGCAAAGACTGGATGCAGACTTATGTAGACGGTCTGGAGCTTTTGGGGATGAAGATTGAAGAGCGAGCAGACCCTTGGATAGGTGCTTGCGGTGTTTACCACCCGTTATTGTCTGAAGCACTGGTTAAATTCCAAGCTGAGATCATGATGAGCACGTTCCCCGCTGCAGGCCCGGTGAAGACCCAGATAATTGGTAAGGAAACGCAGGAGAAAAAGGATGCCGCCATCAGGGTTCAGGATGATATGAACTATCAACTGACAGATGTGATGTCAGAGTTCCGTCCAGAGCACGAAAGAATGGTCTGGGGTCTGGGATTGTCGGGTAATGCGTTTAAGAAAGTTTACTTTGATCCAAACCTAGACCGCCAGACATCTATTTTTGTTCCTGCTGAAGACTTGGTTGTGCCTTATGGTGCCTCTGATCTGAATACAAGCCCGCGCGTTACCCATGTAATGCGTAAAACAGAGAATGATCTTAGGAAACTACAGGTTGCAGGCTTCTACGCTGACGTAGATTTGGGAGAGCCCAACAATGACCTTGATGATGTAGAGAAAAAGATCGCGGAGAAGATGGGCTTTCGCGCTACGTCTGATGATCGTTATAAACTTCTTGAAATTAACGTCAATCTTGACCTTGAAGGCTACGAGCACACAGACAAAGACGGCGAACCTACGGGAATTGCCTTACCTTATATTGTTACGATTGAAAAAGGCAGCAGTACGTGTTTGGCCATTCGTAGAAACTGGAACGAAGGCGACAAACTTTACACAAAGCGCCAGCACTATGTCCATTATGGCTACGTCCCCGGCTTTGGGTTCTATTGTTTTGGTCTAATTCACTTAGTCGGGGCGTTTGCCAAGTCTGGTACGGCTATTTTGCGTCAGTTGGTGGACGCAGGTACGCTGGCCAACTTGCCTGGCGGCTTTAAGACTCGGGGACTCAGGGTTAAAGGTGACGACACACCAATCGGCCCAGCTGAGTGGCGCGATGTTGACGTTCCAAGCGGCACTATCTCTGAGAACATCATGGCTCTGCCTTATAAAGAGCCGTCACAGGTTCTGGCTAGCCTGTTAGACAAGATTGTTGAAGAAGGACGTAAGTTTGCGTCTGCAGCTGACATCCAAGTGGCTGATATGTCTGCCAATTCACCAGTTGGAACGACTCTGGCGATTCTTGAGCGCACATTGAAGGTAATGACGGCTGTTCAGGCGCGTATTCACTATTCGTTTAAGCAAGAACTAAAGCTTTTGCGCGACATTATCAAAGACTTTACTCCTCCAGAGTATTCTTATGAGCCAGAAGAGGGAAGCCGCAAAGCCAAGCAGTCTGATTACGATTTGGTTGAAGTTATTCCTGTGTCTGATCCTAATGCGGCAACGATGGCGCAGAAGATCGTTCAGTATCAGGCGGTGATCCAGTTGGCCCAGATGGCGCCGCAGATCTATGACTTACCACAGTTACACAGGCAGATGCTTGATGTGCTGGGTATTAAGAACGCCCAGAAGTTGGTGCCGCTTCCTGATGATGAGTTGCCAAAAGACCCGATTACAGAGAATATGAACGCCTTGAAAGGCCAGCCAATGAAAGCTTTTATCTACCAAGACCAACAAGCCCACATTGCAGCTCACCAGATGTTCATGCAGGATCCTTTGATCATGAAGACGATTGGCCAGAGCCCACAGGCTAATGTGGTTATGGCTGCATTACAGGCACACATTGCAGAGCACTTAGGCTTCCACTATCGCGAGTTGATAGAGAAGCAAATGGGTGTTCCGTTGCCCGGCCCAGAGGAAAAATTGCCAGAAGATGTAGAAGTTCAGCTGTCTAGGTTGATTGCACAGGCCGGCGCGCAGCTGCTGCAGCTCAACCAGTCTCAGGCACAACAAGCTCAGAATCAACAGATGGCACAGGATCCAATGATCCAGATGCAACAAGCAGAGCTTCAGCTTAAGGGGCAGGAAGTACAGCGTAAAGCGCAAAAGGACGCTACTGATGCCCAGTTAAAGCAGTCCCAACAGCAGATAGAGCGCGAGCGCATCATGACTCAAAAGGATATTGATATGGCGCGTCTTCAGGCTGATATTGCAAAGAACCAACTTAACTTAGAGGCTGACAAAGACAATGAAAAGCGCCGGATGTTGGCTGATCTTATAAAGGGACGAAATGGTCGATAAATATTTAAAACTTCTAGCTTCAAAGATAGATGACAAAGTTTCTCAACTCCAAATGTCTATAGCCGATGGTAAGGCTGAAGATTATGCGGAGTATAGGAAGATGTGCGGAGAGGTTAAAGGTCTACTCACTGCACGTTTATACATCATAGACCTACAGGAAAGATTAACGAATGACGATGACGAATGAGATTTCAAATCTCGACATAACCAAGGCCGTGGATTTATCCAAGATCTTGAACAAACCAGAAGAGAAGGGTAAACAACTTCCCCGCCCATCTGGTTACAGAATTCTTTGTGCCATACCTGAAATGGAAAAAGAATACGGAGACTCCGGACTCATTAAAGCGGAAGAAACTATCATGATTGAGGAAACCCTGACTACTGTGCTGTATGTAGTAGACATGGGCCCAGATTGCTACAAGGACGCAAACCGGTTTCCAACTGGCCCGTACTGCAAGAAGGGTGACTTTATCTTGATTAGACCCCACTCAGGAACGCGACTGGTCATTCACGGCAAAGAATTCCGTGTGATCAATGACGATTCTGTTGAGGGCGTAGTAGATGATCCTCGCGGTATTCGCCGTAAATAAGGAACAACATGGCCACATTTAAATTTCCAGATGAACAGGATGACGTAAAAGTCACGACTGAAGACGATCAAACTGATGAACAGATCATCATTGACGTAGAAGACAACACGCCTGCAGAGGATCGCGGTAAGCCTCCACTGCCGGACAATGTGAAGGAGGAGCTCTATAACGATGAGCTGGAGGACTATTCCAGTAAAGTCAAAAAGAAGCTAATCCAGATGAAGAAGCTGGCACATGACGAACGCCGTGAGAAAGAAAACGCCGTTCGTGAACAGCAAGAGGCAATTAGCTTTGCTCAGAAGGTGATGGAGGAGAACAAACGCCTCAAGTCAAATCTGAACAATAGTGAGAAGAATGTCCTTGCTACAGTGCAACGCGCGGTGCAAATGGAAGTGGAAGCGGCCAAGAAAGAGTATCGAGAAGCTTATGATTCCGGCGATACTGACAAGGTCATGGAAGCCCAAGAGCGTCTAACTCAGGCCACATTAAAGGCTGATAAAGTAAAAAACTTTAAGCCAGCCCCTTTACAAGAAGAAAAACCTGTAGTACAAACACAACCACAGCCTACACCACAGTATCGGCCTGACCCCAGCGCGCAAGCCTGGCAACAGCAGAATCCGTGGTTTGGGGAAGATGAAGAGATGACCAGTCTAGCGCTTGGCTTACATGAAAAGCTTCGCCGCGAGGGTGTTCAGGTTTCATCACAAGAGTACTATCGCAAGATAGACGCCACTATCCGCAGGCGTTTCCCAGAGAAATTTGAGGAAGAAGTGGAACAAAATGAGCGCTCAGTCGCTCGCAAAAGCTCGGTGGTAGCACCGGCTACAAGATCAACCTCGGCAAAGAGGGTTCGTTTGAACCCAAATGAAATGAGCGTTGCAAAAAAACTTAATTTAACGCCAGAGCAATATGCCAAGGCGAAAATCGAAATGGAGGCCAACAATGGCTGAAAACAGAAAACCGCGTGAACTTGAAGATAGATTGATGGCTGAACGTCCTAAACAGTGGCAGGAGCCAGATACCCTACCTGAACCCGACAAGCACCCGGACTATGCTTATAGATGGATTCGTGTTGCAACGTTAAATGCAGCTGACCCTCGCAATATCGCAGCAAAACGCCGCGAAGGCTGGGAGCCGGTTTCTATTGAAGAGCAACCACAATTTAAACTGTTAGCCGATCCCAGTAGTCGTTATAAAGACAATATTGAAATTGGCGGGCTATTACTTTGCAAAACTCCAAAAGAGATGGTGGAACAACGCAATACGCACTATGCGAAAGTAACACTCTCTCAAATTGAAGCTGTAGATAATAGTCTTATGCGTCAGAGCGACCCGAGAATGCCTCTCTTTAGAGAGAACAAATCCTCGTCTAGCTTTGGTAAAGGTGCTTAATTTTTTAGGAGTCTTAAATGGCATACCCTACAGTCTCGGCCCCTTACGGTCTAAAGCCTGTAAACCTAATAGGT